TTATTAAAAGAGATGGCCATGCAAACCATGTTAAAACTTACTAGTATGTCAGATATAGAAAACTTGACAAAGGATTAATATATGAGATTATCGGATTATCTACCAGAGGTACCAAAGTTAGCTCAAACCGTTATAAATTTAAACGAACAAATTAATTTTCTAGACTTGATGAAATCCAATAATGGGGAAACTGGACGTGCCCCTACTATTGGATTAGATCACGTTGTAAATACATGGGTTCGCCACCAGATGGCGTACCGACAACAGTTAGTAATGGATTTGCAGATGTTAGCCTTTTCAATTGAGGAGGTTCGTTCTCCACTACAGCATATAACTGGTGAGGTATTTAGAAGAGGTATTAAATGGATTCCTATTGTAGAAGATCCTGATCAAGAACAAAAAGAACGTCTCGTTAAATTTATGGATGACTGTAACATATTTGATCAGAGTTTGGAAGAAGTGTTAAGACAATTCCACTTTGATTTAAATTGTGTCGATGATGCGTTTATCTATCTAGTTAAAGAATACAAACTCACTGACGAAGGAAAGTTACGTTCTAAAGTAAATGAAATACGTAGATTGAATCCAGCGTTGGTAGAATTTGATTTAGATGCTGCGGGACTTCCTAAAAACGCTCACTTCATGTGTCCGATACATAGAGAGGATGTTAAAGAAGATCCCGGTAAGTGCCCAGATGATAAGTGTGACTTAGATATGCAGCCGGTAATGTATAAGTATTACCATAGAAATCAACATTTATTCTTCTTTGATGGTGAAGTTATTCATCTATCTAAATTTTCTCCATCTGAGACATATGGATGGAGTCCAATATTAACCATATTTGAAAAAGCATTAACGCTTATTGGTATGGATAAAAACTTATATCGCTATTTCTTTGAGCGTAAAATGCCCGCAAGCATGATGATGGTATTCACAGATGATCCTGAATCCTTGAGAAGGGAACGTCAGCAAATTGCAGCCCAAACTAGACTCGATCCTAACTACATTCCTATGGTAGCTGTTTCAGCAAGGAATAATCGTGGTAGAGTTGATATGGTTAGGCTGTTCCATACCTTAAATGAGATGGATTATCTACCTGTACGTAATGAGATTAGAGAACGTATTGCCGCAATGTGGGGTGTGACTCCTGCATGGCAAGGTGCTCCAGAAGCGTTTGGTGGCCTCTCAACACAAACTCAGCAATTAGTAGTTATGAGTAGGGTAGTTGAGGGAGATCAAAGGCTTATACATGAGAAAGTATTCCCACAGATTTTAGAAGCTTTTGGAATAACTGATTGGAGATTAGAATTACCACAACCAGAAGAGAAGGCAGAAGCTACTCGTATTTCCTTCTCACAACAGAAAGCGCAAATCGCTAACCAGTTTATTGCTTTAGGTTTTGACGTTAGGTTAAAAGATGATGGAGTATCTGTAGAAGATGCTGAATTCGTGATCTATGGAAAGCCTGTTAACATGATGGAGAAACAGGGTGAACAAATGGATATGGCCATGCAACAGCAACAGCAACAAATGGAGATGATGCAACAACAGCAACAAATGGCAGAGATGCAAGGTATGGGAACTCCAGAGAAACCGGACGGAATGAATATGGCTCCGGGTAGAGTTGGTTCCGCTCCGGGAGGTGGAGAAGCTCAAGGCGCTGCTCCAGTACCCCCAATGCCTATGCAGAACATGGATATAGCTAAAGATAAGGATTTCCTCTATAATCATCTGGGTAGCCCGCACCCGAAGAAGAATAGAGATGGAAATGATTTAGATGATTATGGGGAAGCTAGAAAAGATGACATGGATCCCACTAAAAACTCTAAGACGTGGGTACAAGGAATTATGGATAAGGGGTATACAACTCCTGTAATTAAACAGGTAGCTGATGATGGTTCTAAGATGTGGTTCACCCAAGATGGCGTGGACTATATAGCTGACTTAAATCCTCTAGGAGTAACTCATATACAGAAAGCCAGCTTTGGACAAGGCCCTGTATATAAAGATCCGCACACACCGGGAATTTCCTTTAATCCAACTGGCGGTAATCAGCGTGGCCAAGGCCGTCCCGCTAATGAGAATTTGGATGAGGATGATGAATATGTCAATTAATTATGAAGGTTCCATTCTAAAATTAATGAGATATGGGGACACACGGGAAATAGATACACCGGGAATTGGGCGTTCAGATACGCCTACGGCTTCAGGTTTACCTATGCCAATTGATCCTAAAAAGCGGGCTAAACAAGTAGACAGAGATATTGGCTCCAAGTATACACCCCAACTTGAGGATTTACCTGCGAATATACAGAATACGCTAAGTAAAGCTGTTAGACGTAAGAAGGATCAGCCAGCCAAAGATATTCCTGTATCCGATCAACGTAAGCATCTGAGGCGTATGAAGGAATACTTGGAGCACTTTAGCGCTATAAATTCTGATAGAGTTTTGCAAGCTACGGCGTTTGATGATATGGCTGCACAATACGAAAGATTATATGGTATGAAGAATGTGGGAAAAATAAAATATCCTTCACCACTCGTTCCTTCTAATAAATTAACGTTGGAGCATGATAGCTCTAAAAAACTTGAGGGACAGCACACACACGAAACACATCACTTTCCTGCGGCTCCTAACACATTCGTATCTTATAATTTACCCAAAGACGATAAGGATGGGAATCCATATCATGGATCTCATACAGATGGGGATCACACCTTTCCCGTTAATATTGATCATGACAAGGATACGGGTTCTGTTGTAGCTTCATTTGGGGGCTTGAATGCAAGATTAGACTTGGATTCTTTTAATCAAGATCACCATGATACCGCTAAAGCGGAAAAGTATCCCAAATACGCTGCGTTAAAACCTACAGAAATCTCTATTAAGAGGGATGTGACTCCGGCAAATACTCAAGCACATGTAGAGGATTTACAACGCCAACGGCAAACAAACCCCACTATAGATTATAGAATGGGCAATACGGGTGACACGTCCGTTGAAAACGCTATGCTTAAATTGATTAAGGAAGGCGCTGCGGCTGGTGGAGATGGTGGAGATGGGGGCGGATTTGATGGCCTATCTGGAACCGTGTTTACATCTACCAATGCAGGAATATTTAATCCCACGCATGGAGGTAGCAAAACTAAAAAGCGTTATAGAAAACAACATAAGAAACAAGAGAAGAGACGTAAGAAGCTTTTAGGTAAGGAAAAGAAAAGTGGGGTTGACAGATTGGTTCAATTCCTATATGATGGATCTCCTATGAAGAAGGCGAGAAAGCCAGATAAAGATATGACAGGGGATGGGGCTACAGCCCACGCTTGGAATAATAAACGTTCGGGACGTAAAATATTGGATTGGAATAAGGTGGCTAATGATAACACACCTAATTCACATATGGGGAATGCTGGCCCAGATGACGCTACTTCTAGGGCAGCGTGTTATCCTCAAGAAGAGGACACCTCAAATAATATGAAAACAACTCAACGCAAGGCAGATTGGGGGGACAATAATTACTATGTTCAAAAAGAGTTGAAACCACTAATTAAATTAGGCTCATCCCCACAACTTTGGAATGGGCCTAATGGTAATACTCCGACAGAAAGTTTTGAGAGTGGGAACGGTACTCCACAAAAAGCTTTTATAGAACGGGATAAGGATTACGAAACTCCCGGAAAGGATGCAGTAACAAAACAAAATGATAGTGATCGCAAGATTAAAGATCACGATAATAAAGAGGATGAGAAGGGTAATGTTCATCAACCTGAAGCAGCTATGGCTACTAAAGGGATGGGTAATTATCCTAGTTCTGCCATGCAGATGGCGGCTTTTGGAAGTGGGCCAGATTCATTTGCCCAAGATCAATTAGGTAGAGGGGGAGATAGAGATATTGGACATGAAGAAGATGATATAGACGAGAAGAAAAGAACCAATGTATGGGTATCAGAAGAAGATATAAAGAAATTTGATAAGTTATATAAGGCTCTAAAAGATGCTAATGATGATACCCCATTAATTACAGCATTGCATAAGGTTTTTAATGGCTAACAATAGTTGTCCTAAATGTCAAGGTAGTATGTATATTAATGAAGATGAGGATTTAAATTGTCGCATGTGTGGCACAATAATAGTTTTAACTATAAGGAGAGTGTATGATTCCAGAACAGGCAAGATTAAGGATAATAGAAAAGAAGCAGGGGGGAGAGACTTGGACAGGGATAGCGAAGTGGATAGAGGAGACGTATGGGGTAGCAATCCACCGGACAACCGTACAGCGTTGGTACGACAGAGAGGTATCCAGCGACGAAGAGGTAGACCAAGAAGAAGTCTTGGAGTCTATAGAGGATAGAACTAAATCGGATAAACAATTAGCTACCTATAAAGCTGAAGCGGCGCATTACAAAAAGCTCTATAATAAATTAGTGTCTAAGGAAGCTAAACAAGATTTGTTAATTGATGCGATTGAGGCGTATGCTCCCGCATTTAAAGAGGTTGCAGTTAAAGCGCCTCGTCCTACCCGCTCTCAGTCGGGTGCTCCGCAGGTAATGGTGGCTGTATTGACCGATACCCACGTAGGGGAACAGGTGTATTCCCCTCAAGTAATGAATGCGAATCAATATAATTATGAAATATTTAATCGTAGATTATCAGGATGGACACAACAGGTTATAAGTCTAGCTGAGTATAGACGTAATATATGTCAGATAGATGAATTAGTTGTTCCTATGTTAGGAGATATGATAAGTGGGGACATACATGACGAGTTAGCTCGTACCAATATGGATAA